GATTTTGAAGAAATTATGGAGCTTTTAAAGAGTAGAGTTCAAGCTAGATTACCAAATCGGTGGACAGATTTTTTAGCTAGTAACTTTGGGGTTGAGTTATTAGAAGCTTTTGCTTATGAAGCAACACTTATGAATTACTATTTAAATATGAGTATCAATGAATGTTTCCTACCAACAGCTAAAACGAAAACTGGTGTATATTCTCTTGCTAGAACTGTAGGTTATAAACCTAGCCCTCCTAGTCAATCAATTGTAACGCTTAAATTTTACTTAGATAAACCGCACTCTAAGGATATAATGATACCTAAATATACTACAGTTATGTCTAAAAATGGTATACCATTTTATACGACAGAAAATAAAATACTTTATGTTGGAGAAACTGTTGTAGAGGTTGAAGCAAAATCTGGTACTTTAGTAGAAGAATCATTTATTTCTACTGGAGAACCAAGAAGAAGGTATAAATTACGTCAATTTCCTGTTAGCTCTGTAGAATCATTAACAGTTAATGATGAATTATATACCGAAGTAGATTTTATTGATATTCCAGGTCAAGATAAATACTTTACAGTTGATTATGATGATCAATTTTGTGGATATATATCATTTGGTGATGGGAATTTTGGTGCAAATCCTGCTAAAAATTTAATTGTTAATGTATTGTATACTGTTGGAGTAAATTCAAATCATAATGTATTACCGTTTCAGATTACAGAAATAAATGATTTTATATATGATTCTGAAAACAGTGTTGTACCAAATATTAAAGTAATTAATGAACAAAATGCTGTTGGTGCATCAGACGGTGAATCAATTGATGAAGTAAAGAGAAATGTACCTAGTATTTACAGAACTCAAAATCGATGTGTAACACGGCAAGACTTTGAAGATGTCACTTATATGATACCTGGAGTTGAAAAAGTTTCAGTCATTGATAATTCATTAATGGATGAAGTTGGAATATTTGGAGTTAAAATATGTGTAATTCCTAAAAAACAGAGATATCCGACTGAGTCTTTTAGAAATTATATAAAGAATTTTTTAGAGGGTAAAAAAATTGTAGCTACACAAGTCGATGTGATAGATCCAACTTTTATACCTTATGATGTTGATGTTAATGTAAGTATTAATCCTAGTATATCTTCTTCTGTTATTTCAAATAAAATAAGAGAAGTTATTAATAATTATTTAAGTTATAAAAATCGTGATTTTGGAGAAGAAGTTTCGATTCGTGAGTTATATAAGCTAATTTCAAATGTTTCAGGTGTTGGTAGTATTAACAATTTAACAGTTAATGAAAATCGTACTATATATATAACAGAAGTGAGCTCACCTAATACGATAAGATATATCGATGATACCAATATGCTTAAAATTGGTGCTGTAATCAATATATTAGATTTAGATATGGAATTGGCTTTAACTACGAAAATTATCGATATTAATGAAGAATTAAATGAAGCTACAATAGAAAATAATATAACTGATGATATGCGTATTGGATATGGAAGTTTAATATATCCAATGCTAGTAACTGAGTTGAATCATAAATATGGTGAGAAAGAAGTTTCATTTAAAGTAGATACATTAATTAGTGGTGATCAAATTAATTACACTTTGATGAATTTTTCAAATGCTACTATTTATTTTGAAGATGCTCCTAATAAGTATTATAAAGTATTATTTAAAATAGGTAATAAATTATATTTGAATGAACCTATTGATCGCGATATTCCTAAAAATACAAAGATAATTGTAAAAAATAAAAAATATATTCCCACACTTAAAACAACTGTTCCCGTAGGTTCAGATACTCTTTATTTTACGGATTATCCAAGATTTGCAAAAGGAACAAAATTAATTAAAACTGCGATGATATCTTTTGTAGATGATACTATTACTATGATAAAAAGTGGTTCAATTTTGGATTATTTGGATACTGCAATGGATGTAAATTATTTAACTAAGGTAAACAAAGTTTATGTTAATAATAATTTGGTATTAGAAGAAAATGTAGATTATAAATTGAGAGACAATGGTAAAATAATAGAATGGACATCTACTGGTAGGTCAAAGGTTACACCTAATACTAGATATTATGTTGACATTGTCAGGAAAGTAGTTAATACTTCTGATACTGATATAATATATTATGTTAAAGATATTAATAAGAAACAAGTTATAATTACACCATTGACAGCCACTAAAATAGATGAATTAACAACTTTTGACTATGTCAGTGAAGTATATACTTTATTGCCAAATGAAATCGCTGATGTTGGTAATATCAACATTACTATTGTATAGTAAATAAGGAGCCTATAATTATGGCGTTTTTGTACTCTATATTACCTGAGTATACTAGAAACAGCGATGTACTAACAGATAATAATATTAAAGGTAAAGTAAAAGCTTTAGAAGAATTTATGGATACTATAGACGAAGAAATATTCGATATAGTATCAGATTCGGTAAAAGAAATACTATCGTTTGGATCCATAGATCGAATAAATGATGAATATTTACCTTATATAAGTTATTTATTAGGTTATAAATGGAATTATAATTTAGACTCAGGTATACAAAGAAATTTACTTAATAATATATTAGAATTATATAAAAGAAAAGGAACTAAGTTTTCTTTTAACTTTAGTTTATATAATTTAGATCCCTCAATTACTTTATATGAACCTTATAACGATATTTTTATATTAAATAAATCAGGTTTTGATGAGTTTGATTATGATACTTATTCAAATTTTATTTGGAAGGTACCAGTTGATGCGGCTACAACTGAAAATATAGTTCTTAATGGTTTGCAAACAATTGACAATGTAATGGTTAAGGTTGGTGATCGAGTATTAGTTAAAGATCAAGATAATCCGGCTGAAAACGGTGTTTATATTGTTAAAGAAACTGATTGGGTTAGGTCAGACGACAGTGATACAGAGTTAAAGTTAATACATTCTTTATATTTTGTAAAAAATGGTTTAATTAATAAAAATAAAGGGTGGGTTTGCAAACAAGCAAGTTTAATTGATGGTGTAATTTTTGATAAATTAAAGTTTAAAAAAGAGAAAAAATATCATTTACCCAGTAGAGAATATTATTCTTGGGGAATAATAATAGTAAAAATAAATGATTTAAATCCAGAAATATATGAATTATTGTCAATGGTTAAGCCATCTGGTTGGAAAGTATTAGTTGAATTAAATTATGGATTATATTATAACTTTTATATTAAGATAGATAGTTTAATAAGAAATGGTTATATCGATAATTTTGAATTGACTTTAGTAGATTTTGATAATAATAAAGATTATTATAATAATTTCTTAAATTCAATTCACTACAGTGATTTTAAAACATTTATTAGTATTGTTTTTATGGGTCATATTTTTGATTTATATGGAAGTTATTTTAATAATATGATTAATAATTATTTATCACTTGAAGATTTAGGATTATATAATTTATATTATGAAACTGAAGATAATGAATATACATTATTAAGATACTCAACAAATTATGCGTATCATTCTAATGATAAACCTAGTTGGTGGTAAAATGGATAATATACAAATTTTCAGTTTAAACTTAACTATAAGTAAAAGTGTTGGAGGAATATTCTGATGGCTGCAAATGTATCAACGGCAATATCACCATATATTGCTAGAACAAAGAAAGCTATAGAGTTTTATGAAGCAAATGTGGATAAAACTAAACAAACTGGACTAATGATGTGTATAGCTGGTGGACCGGGAAATGAAACCAATTGGCCAAACGGAGTAGCACCATTACCATCATTAGCTACAACTCAATTGTCTTATGTAAAAGGTTTTAAGAGATATAATGAAATGTACTTTGTTGTACCAGATACAAATGGTGCTTTAAATATTGGTGGTATTAATTGGACTAAAGTTGATTTAATAGATCCAGCAGATCCAAATGTCTGGATGTCAAAATATTTAAATGTATTAGATCATCAATCACGTTGGATATTTATAAATGCAACGTTAGGTCCAGGTGAAGCTGATACTGCATCTTACAAACAAGTTGGTTTATATAGTAATCTTAAAATAATAGGTGATTATAATAAAGATTTTTTTACTCCAGCTGAAATATCAAAAACAGGAACTGATATATCAAATTATAAATATGATGGTATTTTAGAGTTATATCAAAATAAAGAAAATTTAGTTGTTAGATCACCTGAGTTAGTTGAATATTTTGCTTGGGTTTTAGAATTTTAATAAGGTGGTTTTTATAGATGCCTTTACCAATTAATAATTTAAATGTGGCACCATATTATGATACTACAGATCAAGAGCTTGAAAAAGGGTATTCTAAGTTTTTGGCTGTAGAGGGTCAGGTTTTACAAAACAGAGAACTTAATGTAGCACAAGGATTAATTCAAGGTAATATTCGAAAAGTAACAGATCTAATTATAGATGATGGTTCTGTAGTATCTGGATGTAATTTTGTGAATAATAATGATGATGGTATATGTGTATTAGAGCCTGGTGAAGTATATTTTAATGGTTTATTAATAAAGGTACCATATACTGAATGGCCGCATTCACTAGTACCTTTAGGAATGGCATATGTATGTTTGGAGATTTCACAGAATGTATATACTGAAACAGATGATACTTCATTATATGATCCCGCTGAAAATATTGAAAATTCTGGTGTTAGAGGCGGTCATAGATTAAAATATGAAGCAACTCCGTTAATTAAAACTGTTGAAGAATTTGAAACTGAAGCTATTACAAATAAAAATTTAATTGCTATAATTAAACTAAAGGATAGAGATACTTATGGTCCACTTAAACCACAACCCATTTTTGGTAAAGTTTATAAGCAAATGGCA